TTCCCAAATTGAGTTTGTTCTGAAAAGTCGCTTTGAAATCCTTGTTCGTCTGAATTTGAATCGTTAAATAATTGATTGTAGCCTGTAATAATTCTTTTCCTAAAGTCCAAAAAAAAACCGAAGATGCTAACACGATATCAAGTGGTGCAAACTTCATTAATTCTTGCATGTCAGGATTAGGATTATAGTCTATAATTTCGTATTTGCCTTTGAAATTCTTGGTAACTGGACGATACATAACTGCCATTGCCTTATGATACGTCTCCCAATCGTTCAAATGCGATTCTAAATCCACATATTCGCCTAATGTTATATCTTCCAAATTTGTTATGAATCCAAACTCTTGATTTCCTATTTTAAATGTAGGTTGGAATTTAGATTTCGTATCAAATAGTTCTGCAAAATGTACTATCAATTCGTTTATTGTAGTAAGTTTCATCTTAACCACATCTTTTAATTCAATGCCGCAGAAGATTTCAATCATTTTCTGTGCGATAAATTCCTCATCGTTGCTATTTTTCTGCATCTTCAGGAAGTCCTGATAATGTTTTAATGGGATTTCACTTAAAGAAGTTGGTATAATTAATTCGACCTTCATATTATTATAATTAAGTTTTTGATTTATTGTTGTAAGCAAATGCAAGATCGTATGCAGCAGCTAACATTTTGAAGTGTAAATGCATTCTCATCATGTCATCGAATATGATTGTTATCCATATTCCTTTCTTATCGAATATGTACTGCTCAACTACTCGTTTCATGTGTGGTAAATCATCTGTCATCTTATGTGGTATTGTTTATGGAATGGATTGTCTAACTGATAACCTACCGCATAACGAATAGCATCGAGTGCGTGGTTGTGTTTATCTATTGGTGTTTTGGATTTACGTTCAAGCCAAGAATAGTTGTTTAGCTCCTTAATCAAATCTATCGAATCCTCATCAACTATCAAATCGTAATCCTGCAGTAAACTAATGCCATAAGTTACGCTTCCTTGCCCTTTAATTGCCTCCATTATATTGAGACCTTTATCACGTAATTCATTTATTAATCTTGGTTCTGCTGAATCAGCTACAATTAAGCAATCATTCGCTATTGATTTATTAAGCCTATAAATGTCAGATGTGGTTAAGCCTGTTTGGTATAGGTGTAATTTCAGGTAAATAACTTTATTAACCGAATCAATCGAAGTCGCTACTAATGTTGTAGGGTCTGCGCTAAATCCAAAATCCTGCCCATATACAACGCTACCGACATCTTTAAATTTACCGATAGTCCAATTAGTGAATATAACTCCTTCCGCTTTATCTAACCAACCACCTAATATTTGGTGCTTATATTTGTCCGGTCTTCTTTCCTTAATCGTTTCTATTTGCGATAAGAATGATTCAGATAGGTTATGTATATTATCAAAGTACGTCGTATGTATGTACGTTGTATCTCCTTTAATCGTATTCGCACCACCTTCTATTCCTTTACTTTCAAAGAATCGTTGGTATATGAAGTGCTCTTTGGTAGCAGGATTTAGGATAAGTATAACCCTATTCTGTTTTGTCTTGTGACGAATGGATAAATCAATCTTATCGAATGTATCTTCGTCTGTTAATTCTTCCGCTTCATCGAGCACCCAAGTAGTAACTCCTTGCAATGATTTAAGATTGGCAGTCTGTGTTCCTGAGCTTGTTTTTATACCTTTGAATATAATCTTACTGCCAGTATTAATATTAACTATCTCATCCTTTGTAACTGCGAAATCGTTTGCCATTCCGAGCAGTTCAATCTTCTCTATAAATTCAGGTATAATTGAAACTCCTGCCGAAACCAATGTATAACGTGTGAATAGAATAATATGCCCTGATTCACGAGTAAGTAAACTTAAGAATGTAGTTATGCTAAACGACTTCGAACTACCTCGTCCGCCAGTTATTATAAAGTATCTCGAATCAGAACCTAAATTATCGTACTTATTACTTATCGTTACCAACTTTGAAATAGTCTTTTATATTAAAATCGTTCACATTCAATGTTGTTTCAACTGTTTCTTTAGGCTTACCGAATATATGTTCCGCAACAAAGATTTGTCCTCGTTGGCTATCCAATAAATCTACTATAAAACTAACTTTATTTTCCTCGTCAGTATCTTGCTTGTAAAGGACTTTAAGTGCTTGAATGAACAATGTACTTACTTTTGCTTCTTCTGCTACTGACTTCCTTCCTGAGCCACTCCTTGCTCCTCCTCGTTGTTTCTTCTCTTCCATATTTGAAAAAAGTTTGACTATTCAATTCTCATTTGTAGTCAGGACAGGATTCGAACCTGTATTTATACCACTATACAACTCTATTTATGGTTGAGCCCGCAGAACTCTCGTTGTATATGCGTTACCATTCCGCCACCTGACTATTTAATTCTCACTATAAACCATCTCGTAAAATATCTTCCTACTTACCTGATTCAATTCAATCTGTTTTACATCACTATAATAAACCATATATGCCACATCAGAAACCTTTAATGTAGCTTTTAATTTTGCCCATTCTTTCATGTGCAATTTATCATTTATTACTGCAATGAAATATCTCATTCAGCGTCTTCATAAGTTAGCATTACTGTCTTTAATTGGTCTACCATATCCTTTAAACAACTTGAGCAGTTAGAAGGCTCATTTCTTTGTTGAAATATTCGGTTATAAATTGCTAATAGTTGCGATTGGTCGCTTGGTATAACCTGATTTGTTTTCGTTTCAATCCATGCCTTTAGCCATTCGTATTCTGTCTCTGTTAAACATAAAGGTTTTTTATATGGAAACAATGCGTTTAGTTTAGCTTTACGTTCATCACATTTGCAGTCTTCTCCAAGTATAAATTTAGCTACCTTATCTATTCCGGTTGCTTTTAAAACGGATTCTACTGTATCGCCTAATCCTTTTGCTTGTATTTTTTTCGGTCTTGCCATATAACTATAATTAAATTTTTGTGTTTTTGTTTAATACTCGATGCATATCCAAAATGTAATAATATTGCTCTATCACATCTTCATCTTTACTACTTGATTCGATTCGCTTTTGTAACGTATCAAAATCAATTGCTTTACTTTGAATCGTTTCGTAGTGAACTGATTTTCTGCCAAAGAAATTAGTGTTATAATATCTTATTTTGGTAAACAATAAATATACTTGTTCTTCCATTTAAAGCAGTTCAAAATCTTCATTTAAATAGTCTTGCCAGTCTTCGCCTACACTATCTTTAATTTTCTTCTTGCAACTTTTTAGCGTGTTGAATATACTTGAAAGGCTTATGTTTGATTTAGCAGCAATTTTACGCATTGAAGTCTTTTCATTTCGGTAGATTTCAAATAGCATTTTATCGTACCATTCCCAACTATTAATCTCGTCTAATATTTTAACTTCAATAGCGTTTTTAGCAACTAACATTTCAGTATTATTTGACATTTCCATCATGTAAAGATTTTCTAAGGACACGTACTTGATTCGTTTGGTTTTGTTTACGTGTTGTAAAAAGGTATTTTTTAAAGATAGCCACATATAGCCTTTATTGATTTTGCCATCTGTGAATAGCTTATCCTCACTACTCCACTTCAATAGGTTTATGTAGGTCTCCTGAACAATATCTTCAGCAAAAAAGTACTCGCCAAAAGAGTGAACATATTTAGTCCACTCCTTATGATTATTTACGATTGGTATTATCCAACTCATGTTTCATTAGTCTAATTTTAATAAATATACGACTAATAAATAGATATAGTTTAGCATTGTTTATAAGTTTAATCGTTTAAACCTTGATTTAATTGTGATTGAGCATAGCTTAATTCCACTTGAAGGATTTTTATTTGCTCAATTAACCTTTGATTTTCTGTTTGTAATTCATCGATGTGCGAATCCAAATACTTCTCAAGTGATTCGTATTCTTTGAATCTATTTTCGAGTGTTTTAAATATATTTCTGTACATAATTTCTTAATAATTCATTTGGTCTAAACGCTCATATACTGCAAACGCTATCTTTTCTCTGTGATGCCACATTAACTCTGTGATATCGTCGTTATGTAGCGTTGTGATTGATTCGATGCGTAACGTTTCAAGTTGCTGCTCATCTAAATCGTATGGAGTTTCAAAATAATACTCAACTTCTAAATCCACACCTTCTAATTCGATTCTAACTGATTTACTTTTCATACTTTTAATTTTAAATTGTTAATAATTTCTACAAATATATATTAATTTTTCAATTGCAACTATATTTTTTTAAAAAGATTCACGTAAATCAAACTCAAAGCAAAATGATTTGTCGTGAATTGCCTTAAATATATCCTCGCATTCAACTTCTTTTAGCACAACATTCATTGCGTCATCATCATGTTCGTTTATTACGATGTCTTTTTCAACCGAATCTACAACGATTGTTTTATGTATTTTTATTCTTGGTCTTGGGCTTATCAATGTTGGCGGTTTTTTATGTTCGTGTAGGCCAATAGTAAAGATTGAATCGCCTTTTATTAGCCTTACATCAAGTCCACCCTCTCTCATTGTAGAATAATCGTATGGATTTACGCAAGGAACTAAACCTATTCTTGAATACCTGAATGGTTTATAACCGATAGCTAATAAATATTCTATTAATTTCATTTTTTGTCTTGTTAAATTAAAAAGAAAGCTGCCAAGTTTCCGCCTGACATTTAACCATCCCACTCTCTGGCACTTTCTAATATTTATTTGTTTACAGTAACCTACTTAGTGAAAACATCTTCTGTTTTTTCGTTCCAAATAGTTACTATGGAAGCTATCCACATAACAGCAAAACTAAAACTAACAGCTCCAAACATCCATTCAGGCGCATTCCAATAGTCCATCGCTAAAAATATAGTTAGCGTTGGTGTTATCGGTAGTCTTGTTGGAAGATTCTTTCTGTGTATCTTTCTCATATCTCTAATTTAAAATGGTAAATTATCACCAACCTCATCTGCAATTGTCATCTTTTGACTCGTAGATTGCATTTCAGGTTTAGCCATCGCATCAATTTTCCATACAACAATCGTGTTAAACCATTTTACTTCACCTTGAGGATTAGTCCAAGACCTACCACGCAAATTAAAATGTGCTTCAATTTCTTGACCTACTTCGATTGAATCAATAAGACTGCATTTATCCTGCTGCAATTCAACCTCAATTTCTTGCGGATAATCTCCAGCTTCTAAAATTACGAATGTTCTTTTACTGAACTTTTCTGTTACTTTAATCGTATCTTTTTTAACGATTACTTTTCCTTTAATTGTACTCATTTTTACTTTGTTTTAAATTGTTTTTTCGTTATACTGTTTACACCAATCCTTAAACTTTACTATTTTCATTCCACGTCTATCGCATAGGATTGAAAACTCAGCGTATTGTTGTGCCAAATTGACTTCTATTTCTTTTAATTCATCTATTTTTTCAAGTAAATCATTTCCAATATAGTAATGATTTTTACCAAGCCAGTCCAATAATAATTCTACTGCTGACTTCATATTATTCGTTTTTAAATGTTTCGTTGTACCATTGTTCAAATTGCTTTTCCATTAATTTTTGCCAAGATTTATCTT